TGATGCCATACGAAGACATAATCGTAATGCTGCGATTATTTCAATGTGTGTTGGTTGGGTTGTTCTTGCTCTTTTTGCTGAAGGTCTTCTTCGACTTATTGGAGTAATCCCACCACTCTTTTCTTGGTTAAACATAACACTTCAGTAAAAATGGAATCGGAAGACAAGTTTACAGAAGAAGACGAAAAGAAACTTCAACAAGCAATTCAGTTTTTAAAGCACAGAGAAATGTGCCAAGAACCATTTGACGGATACTGGGACGGGGAGGAAGAATAATGGCACACTTTGTAGCAACAGCACTCAACAATCCAGTATTTCTTGGTATTCTAAGTGGTTCTCTTATTGTATTGCCTATAGCAGGTATGTGGGCAGTTCACAAATATAAGTGGGAGCACTGGGCACCATTTGACAAGAAACATAAGTAGTGTTATAATTAGTTCATAACTTAAACGGAATGTAGCTCAGTTTGGTAGAGCACTGCTTTTGGGAAGCAGGGGCCGTAGGTTCGAATCCTATCATTCCGATGCATATATATTATCAACAATGAAGATTTATTCTGTGGAACACTGGCAAAACAACTGGGAAGAGTTGATTGAAAGAGTTGAAAATGGGGAACATATTGGAATAAAAAACGAAGGAAATGGGCACACGGCAGTTATGATTCCAGCAGACGATGAACTGCTAAGAATCTATACAGACCACGACGAAGCATCGTGATTTCTGCTCGTTTAGCCATCTGGTGAAGGCAGCGAACTCATAATTCGCCTCAGGAGAGTTCGATCCTCTCAACGAGCATTGACAGTTCGCTGTCAATCCCTTATAATACTAAGGTAATCAATCAAAACAATGGCACTTACTTCCAAGTTCAAAAAAGACGTTCAAACCCTTCGCGGTGCAGCAAACGGGGATTTTTATCTTGATGTGAAGAATCCGAAACTTTACAAAAAGGTTCGCCGTTACTATGAAAACGAAGGTGTTGTTTTTTCTGGAGATCCAATGGATGACTATGAAATGTTGATGGAGTATCTCTATCAAGATCTTGAAACCGTTGAGGTTGCTTGATGAAAGTTGTGAAAAAACCAACCGTTCTTCTTGAGCGGTTTCCTTATCGTTATATTCAGGTTGGTACATTAGAAATTAATGGAAAACCTGATTGTAGAATTCAGAAAGTGGATTCTTACACTGGTCGCTATCGAGACATGTACCTTTGTGATAATGAAATGCAATTGATGACGGCTATGGATGACCACGATTATACTTGTTGGTTAGATCCTGATAATGTTCCTGCTTATGTCAGGGACGATGAAGACACGGAGAGTCTCTAAAAGAACTGGTCGGGAACCCCCCCTTTAACTAAAAAAATGAATATAGTAGAAAAACCGTGGGGAAATTACAAAGACTTAGAAAGGAATCCTTTTCGAGTTGTAAAAATTATAAAAATATTTCCCAAACAAAGATTCTCTCTACAAAAACATTTTAAGAGAGAAGAGTTCTGGTATATCTTATCTGGAACAGGAACTATCACTTTGGACTCCGAAACCAGAGAGGTAGTTCCAAAAAACTATTATCACATTCCGATAGGATGTGTTCATAGACTTCAAGCTGGTATTGATGGAATTGAGTTTCTTGAAATCCAGCAGGGAGATTGTGATGAGTCTGATATTCAAAGAATAGAGGATGATTACAATAGAGTCACGGAGAGACTTTAAAAGAACTGGTGGAGTCAATATGACCCTATATGAGTTTCCAATCTCTCTCAAGGATTGGTGGTGCGGATGGAGGTTACTCCCGCCTGGTTTCCAATTTCCAGTCAAAGAATTGGTGGCGAGCCTGAATAGTAAAGTAGAGGGGTATATTGCCCCTCTTTTTTTATGCACTATATACTTTACAAATAATTGTTGAATATGAATTCTAAAGTTTTGGCAATAAATGGATGTCATGATGCATCAGTTACTTTTGTTGATAATAATGGTAGGATAAGAATTTTTGAATATGAAAGATTCTGCAAGAAGAGGTTTGGTATATACAAATCAAGTGATGATGGTAAAATCCTTGGTACGGACGAAAAAACAAGAAGTGATTTTATTGATTATATAAAATTAAATCTAAAAGAAGAACCAGAAATTTTGCTTTATAGTGAACTTGATGATGAGGATATCTTCTTTTTGAGGAGAAAATTTGAAAATTTAAATAAAATTTATAAAATGGGTCATCATATGGCTCACTCTGCTGGAGCATATTATCAAAGTGGATTTAAAAATGCTTTAGCAATAACTTTGGATGGTGGTGGTTTAGATTATTTTACCGACGATAATTTAAATGTAATATCTTATAGTATTGGAATTTTCCGAGATAAAGAGTATGAAAAAATTTTAGATAATAATTCCAAAACTGCAATTGCATTTAATCCTGGAATTTATGGAACCTTTGGTTATTATGTTTCCGAAATTAATAAAGAGGTTAATGAAGTAGGAAAATCTGATAAGAATGCTCTCACATATGCTGGAAAGATAATGGGTTTGGCTGCATATGGTAATATTAGAGATGAGTGGATTGATGCAATTGAAAAATATTATGGATATCATCCAGTAGATTACATTAATATTAATGAATTTATTACTAAAGAATTATCCTCTGGTATGGGAATTGATTTATATGAAGATTGTTTTTCTGGTCAGGATAGTTATGATTTAGCAGCAACAAACCAATATGTCTTTGAGAAATTATCTTCAGAATTTATTATGAGTTATATTGAAAAATATAACTTGGATGTTATTTTTTCTGGTGGATGTGCTCTAAATGTATTGTCCAATCAAAAACTAAAAGAATATTTAAATTCTAAAAATTTAAATCTTTATATTCCACCATATCCAAGTGACTGTGGATTATCTTTTGGACATTTTACATACTATCAGAGTCTTTATATTGACCCATCTCCATATTGTGGAATAGGAATCATTGACAAAAGTGATTTATACGATTATTATGTAAACTATAACTCACTAAACAAAGCCTTTTATGCTGATGTTCCTAGAATAGTTGATTTGATTAAGAGTGGTAAAATCGGTGGAATTTTACGAGGAGACTCTGAAGTAGGTCCAAGAGCACTTGGAAATAGGAGTATTATTTGTGATCCTTCTATTGCAGACATGAAAGAAATTTTAAATGCCAAAGTGAAGTTTAGAGAATGGTTTAGGCCTTTTGCTCCTGTTTGTAGAGAAGAAGATAAAAATTTATATTTCAGCAATGCATTTCCTTCAGAGTACATGAGTTTTGCTCCTAGTGTTAGAGAAGAATATAGAAATAAACTGCCATCAATTACACATGCTGATGGTACTGCTAGACTTCAAACTGTGAATTCTAATCAGCATAGTTTATTTTATGACATACTTACTGAACTTCATAATAGAAATGAAATTGCAGTAATTATGAATACTTCTTTTAATATTAAAGGTAAACCAATACTAACTTCAGTAAAGGATGCATTTGAAGTTTTGGAAAATACTGAGCTAGATTTTATTGTTGTTGAAAATTTATTGTTTGTAAAATGAAAGTCGCTTTAATTACTGGCATTACTGGACAAGATGGTTCCTATCTTGCAGAACTTTTATTGAGTAAAGGATATGAAGTTCATGGAATTGTTCGTCGTGCTTCGTTGATTAATACTCATCGTATTGATCATATCTACAATAAAATTAATCTTCATTATGGTGACTTGACTGACTCTACGAATCTTGTAAGAGTTATTCAGCAAGTTCAACCAGATGAGATTTATAATCTTGGTGCTCAGAGTCACGTAAAAGTTTCTTTTGAGATGCCTGAATATACTGGACAAACGGATGCTTTGGGAACTCTGCGTGTTCTTGAAGCAGTCCGTCTTCTTGGTATGGAAGAAAAGACTAGAATCTATCAAGCATCAACTTCTGAAATGTTTGGTAAAGTTCAAGAGATTCCTCAGAAAGAAACGACGCCATTCTATCCACGGTCTCCTTATGGGTGTGCAAAAGTTTATGGATACTGGATTACGAAAAACTATCGTGAGTCATATGGACTTTATGCTTGCACGGGCATTCTTTTTAATCATGAATCTCCTCGCAGAGGTGAGACATTTGTTACTCGTAAGATTACTAGGGCGCTAAAAGCAATTGCAAATAATGAACAGGAAATTCTTTACCTAGGAAATCTAAATGCAAAACGGGATTGGGGACATGCTAAAGACTTTGTAGAAGCAATGTGGCTAATGCTTCAGCAGGATACTCCTGATGATTATGTTATTGCTACGGGAAAACAGTATTCTGTTCGCGAGTTTGTAGAAAAAGCAGCACCTTATTTTGGGATTCAAATTACCTGGAGAGGTGAAGGATTGGGTGAAATTGGATATGATGTTTTTACCGGAAAAGAGGTTATTAGAGTAGACCCCAAATATTTCCGCCCAGCAGAAGTTGAAACTTTATTGGGTGATGCCACAAAAGCAAAGCATAATCTTGGGTGGTCTCCTAAGATTTCTTTCGATCAATTAGTTGAGGATATGTGTAGTAATGAAACTTGATAGTAAAATATACGTTGCTGGTCATAAGGGACTGGTTGGTTCTGCTTTAATTCGTAAGTTGGAATCTGATGGATACTCAAATATTATTGTTGTAGATAGATCCAAATTAGATTTGACTCGCCAAAGAGATGTTGAAGATTTTTTTGAATATCATAAACCAGAATATGTTTTTCTTTCTGCAGCAAAGGTTGGTGGAATTGGATATAATAAATCTTTTCCTGCAGATTTTATTAGAGACAATCTAAACATTCAAACTAACGTTATTGATTCTGCTTATAGATACGGAACTAAAAAACTTTTGTTTCTTGGATCCTCTTGCATATATCCAAAGCTATGCGAGCAACCAATTAAAGAAGAATATTTAATGAATGGACCCCTTGAACCAACAAACGATTCATATGCTATGGCTAAAATATCGGGGATTAAACTATGTAAGGCATATAAAGATCAGTATGGATTCAATTCCATTTCTTTGATGCCCACTAATTTGTATGGTCCTAATGATAACTTTAATCTTGAGACATCTCATGTTCTTCCTGCAATGATCGCAAAGTTTCACGGTTCTCTTGGAAAGAGTGACTACTGGAAAGTTAAACTTTGGGGAGATGGTTCTGCTAAAAGAGAGTTTTTGCATGTAGATGATCTTGCTGAAGCTTGTTTTGTTTGTATGAATAAATATGATGATTCTGACATAATTAATGTCGGTACTGGTAAAGATATAACTATAAAGCAACTTGCAGAAAAAATTGCTAAAGTTGTTGGTTATCAAAATAGTATTGAATGGGATACTACAAAACCTAATGGAACACCACGTAAAGTGCTTAATGTTGATAAGATTAAATCGCTTGGATGGGA